ATAACTTCTGTTATGAATAATAGTAACAATTATGAGCTAGTTCCTTTATTTGAGAGTAAAGCATCTCCTTTAAATACAGGAGATATTACACTTTCTCAGCCTTTTACAAACTTTCCTTTTATAATATGTGTCTTTTCAAATGATAGTGGAACCAATACATTACTTCATATTTATAACACTACTATCTTAAACTGGGTGCTTAATAAGACTTTTTCAAAAACTGAGACTTTTGCCATTAATCAAGGTAATCAAGGAAGTTGGTATATTAAAAATTATGCTAATGGTTCTTCAACAACCCTGCTAAAACATAGTGAAGAAAATAGCGGCTGTTACGGAATTTATGGTTTAAGACTTAGGACTTAATTATTAATAACCTATAGCCAGCCACTGTTGGTCGTAATCTTTGTTTGATATATAGGTTTGGGCAGAAGATACAGTACGGTTATAAAACGAAGTTGACCTAGCTCCGATACCGGAAGAACTATCATAACCGGGATTTTTTACAATTACATAATTAAGGTCAGAAAATGACACAGGAAAAGTTATGGTTACAGTATTTGCTGTGTCTACGTTTATATCTCCCCACTGAATTAAAAGGTCTCCAACCTTGGCGTAGTAGCCCTTGTCATTATTCATAACAGAAGTTATACGACAATCTTGACTTCCTGTATTTTTGTCTTATACTTTCCTTTGCGAAGGGAGACACGCATGAAAAAGAAAGATATATCCTATCCCGGTCTATATAGAAAGCTAGAAAGGCATATTAATATCCAGAACGTAAACCAAGAAAAAGAAGGCTTTTATGTAGGAAGTGCAACTAATATGGCCCGGTTATTTATTTTTATAATCATATTGTTTTCTGTAATTTTAACTTCGATGGGTTTTTATATCGGAGCACGAATCGGTTCCCTTGAAACTGAAATAGCTTTACTCAAGAAGGAAAAATGATGAAGTATCAGAAAGGGCTTAAAAAGACTAAAGACTTTCTGAGAACAAGTCCTGAACCGACAATCAAGGAAGTTTGTCGTGAAGCAGGTCTTACGGATAAAGAAACTGAAATAATCATCCTTAGATTTAGAAAAGGTAAGTCGAGATTTCACGCTGCTGATGAAGTAGGTATGAGTAAAAGCAGATTCTCTATAAAGTTCACTCTTATTTTGAAGATACTAAAAGCAATGTTAATTAAGCTCGGCTTTATTGACGGAGACGATTAATGGCTGAAGAACAAGAGTATCTAAAGAAATGTAGAATATGTGGTGAAGTGCTGCCTATTACTGAATTTTATAAACAAGAAAGTTGCGCCGATGGTTATGAAACAAAATGTAAAGCCTGTAAAAAGCTTTTAAGTAAATACACTTATAAGCGTAAAACTGTAAATAGACAAACTTATGATAGGTTGAGACAAAAGAAGAAAAGAGAAGAAGAGGAAGCATTGAGAAAGGCTAAGGATACACTTGGGGGGTATAAAATATACATACTTAACCATCCTAAAGATGGAGAGTATTCTTATAATATTACCTCTACTGAAGGCCTTCTGTTTCGTACTAATGATAAAAAGGTCTTTATAGAAGCTTTATGCAATGAATTTCTATAAAGACCTAAACAGGTTTAAACGAATCTAAAACGAAACATTTTCGAAACATTTTCGAAATAACTTCGAAACAACAAAATACTTTTTATGCGCTATGGTCTAGTTCGAAAGGAGAATTAGACCATGTTTTATATTACAACATTAAGATTACTCCTTCTTGAAAATTTAATTTTACAGGGAGAAGAAGATGTGGGAAAATCCAAGTAACTTTAATTATAAAGAGATTTCTGCCACACAAAATACCTTTATTGGTATTGTTGCCAATGGGAAGATTTTTAATTCCTATAATCAACAGGTCGGCGTTACCAATGAGGAATATAAGAAAGCTCTCGACACTGCTAAAGGTTATCAAGATATTTTGTATGAAAAAGGTATCTTAACAAAACCTAAGACACCAGAAGAAATCAATCAAGAATTACAAGACACATTAAGAAAAACCCAAGAGATGATGGCTGAAATGTCTTCTTCTCTGGTAAGCCTTAATGAAAAGGTAATTAAACTGGAACACGAATCCAAAGAAGTTCAGGAATTAGTAACTCAACCGCAAGCGCAAATGCAGTCACAAATGCAGTCACAATCACAGGAGAAGAACGATGTTAAACAAGCAGTCAATACTGAACGCAATCAGTCGTTATGTAAATCCGCAAAAGGCTCAATCTCTCAGTGAAGCATTTGACGTGGCCAATAATCTTTTAAATGCTGCGAACAATCCGGAAGAAGTTTTTCAAAAAGCAGGGATAACCAGACAAAGTTTGGAGAAGGCAAGGTCTCTTCTGAATAACCCTATGTCTGGATTCTTTATAAACCTCGTTGGAGGAAATAAAGAAGAACTATTAAGAGGATTAAGTGCTGCCGAGGCTTACCTTGATACAAGGAACTTAGGCACACCTAATAATTCACTAATAGAACAGACCCCTGCTAGTGAATTGGATAAACTTAGAGAGAATTTAGATAAGCTAAGGTCTTCTAAGTAATTTGGTCGGGTCTAACAGGAGAATAGTAAGATGGATAAAGAATCTTATGGTTGGGGCGGCATTGGCTTTTTGGCCCTCTTCTTCCTTATCGTAGTTGCGTTCCTCTTCAACCGCAATGGTTGTGGCGGATGGGGCTACGGCAACGGCTGCAATGGCGGATGGTCTAGCGGATTCGCTGCCGGTGTAGGCGTTCCAGGCTACGGTCTCGGATTTGAAGACTATAAAGCAATCTGCAACTCTGAAAAACAGGAAATCATCAACTCTGCCCGTACACAGTATTTGGTAGAGGAACAGGCTAACTTGACTCGTGCTAATGACACGTCGAACTCCCGTATGATTGCTGAGAAGATTGACTTCTACGCATATCAAGGGCTGCGTGACCAGTTGGCTGAAGCACAGAGAAAGAACCTTGTTCTGGAAAATCAGCTGTATAACGACCGCAAGTTTGGTGCCATTGAATCTCAGCTGGCAAGCATTTCTTGTCAGATGTTGAAACGTCCTGATGTTACCGGTATTGGTGCAGTTTGCCCGAATGCCGCTATTATCAACGGACTGGGAATTAATGGTCTGAACGGCTGCGGTTGTGGCTGCAATGGCAACGTTTTAGCTTAATCAGTAAGGAGAAGAGAATATGACTTGCGATGTTTTAAAAATTAAAACGACCTCGATGACTGTAGCAGGTACTCAGTTGAACATTACTATTCCGGCTGTTACATTAACAAACGGACAAGTATTTCGCCTCTGTTTGGCACAGGAGATTCCGGCCAATGCAGGAGTTAATCAGATTTATCTGGTAAATGGTTCGACTACGATTCCTGTCTATCAGCCGAGTTGCCAGTCTGGAAATTATGCTCATGCTGACCAATTGCGCTGTGTTCGTTCAATCTTAATGGTCTATGGTAATAATCCTGTTCATGCATCGGTTCTTTGTCGTATGAGACCGAGCTGTTTCCCGATTGCCTTCCCGTCGGGGACTCAGACAACTCCTACGCCACAGACAGTCGCTGAACAGACAACCGCGAACACGACCGCGAACACGACCGCGAATACGAAAGCGAAGGCGTAAAATGAGGGGGCTTGGATTAGTTGTCGGATACGTTTTAGGAAATGCTACGGCAAGAAAATGGTGTTTAGACAATCTAAAAAAAGCCTCCCTTATCATTGACCAAGAACTGAAGAAAACTCCTATGGGTAAATTGTTCTGTTCAATGGTACCGGAGAAAAAGAACGAAACCATTAATAAGGAGAAAAATGATGACAGACGAACAGATTAAAGATACTTTTTATGAAGCCATTAATAAGTATCTTAAACACGAAAATATAACGGCTCTTGAAATAGAGTCTTTAGCCAGAGCTTATGTTAATATAAGTGATAAAATAGCGAATCAGATGGACTGTTTTTCTAAATCAATGCTGGACATTTTGAAAACAAAATCTATCCCTGTTGAACCTGTAGAGGAGACCGCAAATGAGTGAATTTATGTCTTTAATGGAAGAATATGCCAAAGTGAGTGATGAAAGCGATATGCACCACTTGACTAGGGTTCTGGACCATTTATTTTGTGATTTAGAAGAAATGCACCCGGAAATGTATGAAAAGTACATGACCAAAGTAAAGCTTAGCAATAAGCATATTCCTTGGGACAGGCACCAAGCAGAGCACGCCGTTAAGAAAATGAGGAATAAAGATGGTACTGAAGGAGAGCACTGGACTTATGAACAGACAACCGAGGTACTAGAAAAGAAAGGTTACGACCATCCGGCGGCGGAATGGTATGTTGCTATGAATATGTGCTACTCTGATTATTTTTCACCAGATTTCTCTACAGACGTTTATATAAGGTTAGCTTGTGATTTTTTAAATGATTCAGATGCTCCGTCCAATAAAATGAAAAGATATTGGGTAGCAATGCATTATTAAACCTTTGGGCGCAGGCTCCCTCCCTGCTTTGTGCCTGCGCCCCCTCCCTCTTCCGCCTCCTTTCTCTTTTTCGCTTGACGACATTTAAATTCTTCTTATAATATTAAAGCGATATATGAACTGAAGGAGGAATTTATGCCGTGTACGCCTTTTTCCATTTTCTATAACATTTTATGGGGCTTTCTCCGCCGCTGGTTTGGTGGCTTATTTGATGAAGTTCCTCTTTTAAAAAGCAGGGGTATCCAAACAGTCGTTATGATTTTATCTATGCTTCCTTTATTTATGTGTTATGGATTCGCTACAGCTCTTGTAACCTCTCTATGGTTACAATTTATGTTTTGGTCAAAAGGCCATGGTCCTGTTTTCGACCGTGGAAATGGTGGTAAACCAAGCAGCGATACCCTTCGCCGGTATAAAGAGATGTGGGGATATAATCTTGCCTGCAAACTCTTTCCCGAAAAAATGTGGTATGGCTATTGGTTTGACGGATTCTTAATGTCGATTCGTTACACGTTACCGATGGCTCTTCCTGCTTTATATTTTCTTGAACCCGGATATATTCTTATCGGTCTGTCTATCAGCCCGATATATGGATTATGCTGGACCCTTAAAAATAAAGGATATATCAATGTTTCAGCCACTCAGGTAGCTGAAGTATTTTCTGGTTTTGTTTTCGGATATATTTGGTATCTTCCAGACCCGGAAGCAAAATATAATTTTTTAAGCTTGACTTTTAAGTTTTTGGGAATAGATTAACACCGGAACTTATTAAGGAGAAATCAATGGATACACTTGTCAGTCCTACTAAGGAAAATAGCTTCAATCAGAGTAATGACAACGTAGTTTCTGAGAGAAGTAACATTAATATAAACAAGACCTATATGACATCTCAAAATTTTTTGATAGGTGCCGCTCTTATCTCAATTTTTGTTATGAACATATTATTGGCCATGTTTTTAATCCGGTCAATAGACGACCAGAAGGCGAGCATCATAGAAGCCAAAAACGAAATGATAGAGTTCAGAAGCGAACTCAAAAAAGGTATAGACGAAGAAATAAATCAGCAAAACGACGTTATAGCTGAGTTTATAAGAATAAACAAAGGGAGGTAGCTATGTCAGAGACAACTCTTGTCAGTACCTCCCGTTTAAAAGATTTTGAACTCTTTTACGACCGGATAGGAAGCACCATCCCTTCTTATTCAGCCGAACCTCCAGCAGGAACTCTGCGTATCAGCGTACCGAACACAGAGGTATCCAAAACAGAGTGGGCCGCTTTGTACGAAAAAATCGGTGGCGAAGACGGTAGCACGCCTGATACCTTTGTCCTTCCTTATAAAGAAAAGGAAGGGGACTTGGAATACTATTTGGTAGGAAAGATACTCATATCAGATATTGTAGTAAGTGGTAACGTGATTTCACAAACCTTTACATACGATAATCTGGACAGTGAGGGTTATTTCCTGTTTCAACATGGTATAGGTCATTTGCACCCCATCATCCAAGTTAGGGACGCTGATGGAGGACAAGTTCTTATTCCAAAAATAATTAACGAAACTGGCCAATCAAAGCTTTTAATTGGTGGACGTTTTAGACCAGCATGGGAAGGAACGTGGACAGCATTGGCGCTTGGTTAGGAGAAAATTTATGGTAAAGTCTACGATGCTGATAAACGGAAAAGAAATCAGTCCGTCCCAAGCCGGAAAGATAGCCGAGGATTTTATTATTAAATGGTTGTCCAAAAAAAGTAAGTATATCTACGTTGCCAGATTCTCTGATACTTATGATGCCAATAAAGGCCGCTGGGGGACAGGTCAGAAGAAAGTTGTTCTTCCACGAAAACCTTGTGATATAATGTTAATTATGAACGGTATAACTTATTTCTGTGAAATAAAGACCTCTACCAGTAAAAAAGGCCTAACCGGCAGTCTTTTCTCTACTCAAGCTTCAGAGAGATATAAGATAGCCGTAGCTGGTGGAAACTATGCCTATCTTATCTACAGTACAGAGAGAAGAGAATGGTACTTCATTAATTATCAGGATTTGGTGAGTGACTATACTTGGGAAGACATGATTCATTTTTATATTGACTTTCCAGAAGTACCGTTTTAAAATAAAGCTACTTTTTTACTTGGGAGACATTATGGAAGCTTTAAATAATCAGAAGGTAGAGTGGACCGATATTATGGTCGACGTTGAAACAACCGGTACGAGTATAGCTACTGCCGGGGTTATTCAGCTGTCAGCTGTTATGTTCAATTTAGAGAAAGGAATTATCGGTCCCGAATTTGATTCTTGTCTATTGCTACCGGAAGGATACTTCTGGGAAGCAAAAACCCTTAATTGGTGGGTATCGAATCCAAAAAGGAAGATAATCCTTGATGAGATTACAAAGAAATCCTTAAATCCTAAAGAAGTTATAAATAGTTTTATTAGATGGAATAGAGTTGAAGGCCCAGCTAAACATTTTTGGTCAAAGCCTAGTCACTTTGACTTTACCCTGCTAGATAAATATTTTCGTATGTATGGATTTCAAAATCCATTTAAATACTGGAAGGCCAGAGATATGAGAAGTTATCTGTTGGGTATTATGTTTCCGGAACCGCTTCCGGAACTGAGACTGGAATCGGACGACGCTCATAATGCATTAGCCGATGTTAAATTTCAAGTTATGGAACTTATTAAATACACTCAAAAATACAAGGGAGAAAAATAATGGAAAAAGATGTTTTAACTCTAGAAGATTACCAAGAAATAGCTAAGAAGAAAGGCTTTATTCTTAGTCCTCATGCAGAGAAAATTATTGCCAGAGTAAATGCCTGCAACGGGTATTGTCCTTGTGTTTCGCCAAAAGAACGTGAAGCACATCCGGAGAATAATTACGAATGTCCTTGCAGTCTTATGGAAGAGGATGTTAAAGAAACAGGACATTGCCATTGTAACCTGTTTCTCCGACCGGAAGAAGAACACTGACACTAACACTATTGATTTTACTTGGGAGATTAATATGAATTTATCTGATAATTCTAGTCCATTTGTTTTAATCGGCGACGTACATATAGGACGTAAGTTTCGTTCCAGAGATATTCCTTTGGAAATGAAAGGGGTTCGTGAAGAAGTCCTATTGGCTCAATTTAACCGTAAGGTAGAAAAGGCTATTGAAACTTGCAGAGAAAAGAACAAGGAAGGGGTAATTATTCTTGGAGACCTTTTCGATTCTTTCTGTGTCAGCTACGATGACCTTATAAAGGTCTATAATGTCGTAATTAATTTTGCCTATAACTATTGCCCTTGCTACATTATAAAAGGGAACCATGACCAGTCTAAAGATAAGGAAAGAATATCGGCTTTTGATATATTAAAAAGACTGTGCAAAAATTATGATAATCTTAGATTTATAGAAGAACCTCGTTTTATAGGTGAACATCTTTTAGTTCCCTACTATTCAAGCGAAGAACTTCCTCAAGTTCTTACTAATTATAACCATAGGGGTTATACCATTTATGGTCATTTTGAAGAAGCTGACCTAAAGTGGTTAAAGCTGTGCTACCAACAAGTCTTTAGTGGACATATTCACAGTCCTCGTCAAGAAGGTAATTTAACAGTAGTTGGAAGTATAATGCCCCTTACCTTTGCCGAAGACCCGACAAATACTTTTATGAGAACCTGTACGCTTGCTGAATATGAATATGACCTTTCTCTTGGTATTTCAAAGGGTCGTTGCTACCGTCTTAAACTGCAAGAGGGAGAAGAACTTCCTTCACGACCAATATGCCTTCAAATGTCAAAGTATATTGAGCCCAAGGAAACTAAAGAAGAAATAGACCTGAATGTAGACTTTGAACCGTTTGATATTGAAAAGCTTATGCACGAAGCTTTAGACAATCTTAATTTATATGAGGAGGTCTATAACCAGTATTTAGAAAATAAGATGTCGGAGGCTGAGAATGTTTAAGCAGGTTAATATTGAAAAAGGTCCTATTCATGGTGGAAAGATAATCTCTTTTGAAAACGGATTGACAGCTGTTGTCGGTCCTAATGGTTGTGGTAAATCCCTGCTGGTAGAATATATGTCCTTCGCGGTTTTCGGCAGTGTAGCTCTTCGTGGAAAAGTCGACGATTATAAAGACTTATCTATTACTGTCTGGTTGAGCGTGAAAGGAAAAGACTACAAGATTGAGAGAACTACCAAGAATTGTAAATTGTATGATAGTCAAGGAACTCTCTTATGCACAGGAACTAAGCCATGTAATATCAAGATTATATCCTTACTTGGTTATGATTATAATGTTTATAAAATGGGAAATTATGCAGCCCAGTTAGATATACTTGGTCTTGGAAATATGAAGCCTTCCGAAAGAAAGACTGCGTTAGATAAGACGTTGGGAATAGGGATTATTGACAAGCTTATTAAGTATACCAATGATAAGGCTTTAGAATTTTCTCATGAAGAGAAAGCGATTCGTGGCCTGTTAATAGACCCGGGAGAAGAGCCGGTCGCGCCAGAGGGTTACCGTCCTATTTTACAAATTGCACAAGATTACGAAAATGTAAAAACAGACCTGCGTGGTTATAAGATTTTTCAAGCTATGGAGGAACCAGTAGAACCAGAGAATCCAGACAATAAATACTCCGAAACAATCAGGAATGTGGAAGCGAGTGAGATTAGCAACACAATTACGCTCAGAAAAGAGTATGAGACCAAGCTGCTTCAATTTGCTGATGCTGTTAAGCCTAAATATACCCGTTCGGAACTGGAAGAAATGATTAGGCAAAATAAAGCCTATCAAGAATACCAACAATATCTGGCAAAGACGGATTTCTTCTCTAGACAAGAAAAACCTATCTTTACGCAAAAAGAACTGGATGAAGAAAAAAGAAAGAAGGACGTGTGGGATATTTATCATCTTGAACTGACCAAGTTTAATATCGGGAAACAAACGTGCCCGAAATGCGGTCATATCTTCAGTAGTCAGATGGCAGAGCCTACTCCCCCTCCATTTAAAGAACCTAAATTTTCTTCTGACGGTCTCCAGAGACAACAACAGCTAATAAATTATCAAAATGAATTTAACAAGATTCCTAAGGTTGAAGAATGTGTAAAACCTATTTTACAAAGTGTTGAGGTCAGCAATCTCCTTTGTGATTGGGATATGTATGACCAAAAGGAAAAGGAAGAAGCAGAGATTTCTGCTAAAATGGCCGACCTTCCTAATTACACTCTTGAAGATTTACAGGTTCGTTTAAACTATGAGAGAGACAGAGCCGAGTATGGTCCACGAAAAGAAAATTATGAAGGTTATAAAGAAACTTATGAAAAAATGGCTGCTGAGTATGCTAATTTTCAGCTTACAGATTTAGAAACTAAGCTAAACAAGTTAGCTATTTTATATCATCAGTGCCAAGAATATGAGACACAGAAGAAAATATGGGATGTTCAGAAGAGTGATTATGACAGAGCCAAAGAAAGGGCTGATACATTTGCAAGAGAAGGAGGTCGCTATAAGAAAGCTGCCGAGAATCTGAAAGAGATGAAAGTTAAGATTAAGGGATATGTTCTTCCGTCTCTTCAGAAAGTAAGTTCTCATTTACTTTCTGATATGTCTGATGGATTGTTTAACGAGATTACAATCAGTCCTGACTTCGATATTCTTGTGGAAGGACGAGAAATAAATCTGTTCTCAGGTTCGGAACAGGCTATGATTAACCTTGCTTTAAGACTTGGCTTAGGACAGGTCTTAACCCATAAAGTGTTTAGTGTCTTTATCGGAGATGAGATTGACGCGTCAATGAGAGAAGACCGGGCACAATTAACAGCCAATTGTCTTAAAAAGATTTCAAAATATATAAACCAAGTTATTTTGGTATCTCACAGAGACATTGAAGCTGACCACTATGTACAATTAGGAAATGGAGACTAAATATGGAATATAAAGTTGAGATGGATAAGCTGACAGAGGAACAACTGGAAGCCTTCAGAATTATTAATAATGCAGCCGTCGAGCTTGAATTGGAACGACGTGTTAGAGAATCTACTTATGAGGATGAGATTGAGTTTATGGAAGACGTAAGTAAGGCTTATTTCTTCCTCCGTCCAATGTACGATAATATGCGAAATAATGATACCAAGAAAACAATTACCAACTCTGGTATTATTGAGACTCTTGAAAAGTTCATTCGTACGGCCAAAGCGAATAAGATTAAATATAAAGAGTACGAATCGGCTCCGGAAAAGGAACCGGAACAAGCTCCGGCTCCGGAAAAGGAACCAGCTGAGGCAACCAAACCAGCAGTGTGGATTATTAGCGATATAGAGAAACCGGAACCGATTCCGGCTTCGGAACCGTTCTCTGGGCCATATAAACCTGTTGTGCAGTCAAAAACGGTTAATGACCCGTATAATCCAACTCCTATGCCCCTGAGACCTTTATTACAGCAGGAATCGCAACCGGAAGTTCAACCGGTACAGCAACCGATTCCGGCTCCGGAACCGCAACCGGCACCGCAACCGGTGGCGCAGTCGGTTCCTCAAAGCCGCTTAAATGAGATTCTGGCTAATATTCCGGTTGTAGGAAATTAAGATGACACCGGAAGAATATACAGAAGAGTGTCGAAGAACTGAGAGAAGAGAAGACTGGGCGGAAATTACACCAGAACTTTCTAATAATGTCCGTCTTCTCTATACTCTCATTGGATTAGCGACCGAAGCAGGAGAAGCTTTGGACGTATTTAAAAAGTGTTTATTTTATAAAAGACCATTTGATATAGAGCATTTTGCCAGTGAGTTGGGAGATGTCCTATGGTATCTGACTATGGCTGCTGATATTTCGGGGTATTCTCTAGAAGACCTTATGCAAATAAACACTGAAAAGTTAAGAAAAAGATACCCTCAGGGGTTTTCTACGGAGAAAGCAATTAATAGAAAGGAGAATGACCTATGAATGAAGTAATTGATACTGGTTTAATTCAGAAAGATAGATTGAAAGATATTATGAGAGAAATTCTTAGCCTCGAGCATGAAAGAAACGCAGTTAAAGAAGACATGGTTGACGTAAAGAATCATATCTCATCTTTCTTGCCAAAGGGGATGTTTAGCAAAGCTTTGAAGGTATATCTTGAAAAAGGTTATGACGGACAGGCACAGGCTGATTATGAGTATTTGTCAGATTTACTTGGAATACCCTTTGCTTGTAAAATGTACCAGCCAAGAGAAATGACGGATTTGAGTGAAGACCAAAAACAGAATATTGAAAAGGTTAAGGAGCTCTTTGCTAATTATGATAGACTTTTGAATGAGAGGAATACCATCTCATGTGATATTAGAGACATTTATATTCAAGCTAAAAATATTGGTGTTAGTGTTCCTTTACTTAAGAAAGCTATTGACTTTTGCCTACATCCTAGTAAACTGGAAGCGTACCAAGACAGTATTCCTCTTCTTGATACTTATGTGGATATTTCTAAAGAAGTAGACTAAGGTATTCTGAAGAGTATGTGGATGTTGTTCGATACTTTCCAATAATTACATAGGTTAGAAACGTTTAGTCTCCCAAGACTAAGAAAGGAACTAGGTCAATAACCCAGTTCCTTTTTAATTGCTCTCTTATCGGCGTTGCACTTTAAAAGTGCTTTATGCAAATCCACTGTATATTTTCTTAAATAATCATTCCTGTAGCGGGTTCTTTTCGGAACCGGGCACTCTTCCAGAAGATTAGCCGAGATTGTGACAGGGACGATTTTCTCGCCCCTTGTACAGCTAGTAAGGAATAGTATTGTCGACAGCAGCAGGAATAACTTGAAGAAGCCAGTTTTTACTATCATCGTCGGTCTCCTTTATTTTTTCCAACTCTTTTTCTTGTGCCTCTTTCTCAGCATCTATTTGCTGATACTCAAGCTCTCTCTCCTCGGCTGCCTTTTGTACCAATATTAATTGATTACTAATATAATTTAAATTAGATTCTAGCTTGGTAATATATTCATCCCTTTCAGCCAACTTTTCTTCGGTTCTATTAAGGTCGTGCGTTACCAAGGCGGCATAGACAACGATTACGCCTATTACCAAAATAAGATATTTTACAGGACTAGACATAGCTCGTCTCCGGCAAACCGGTTTTGTAGCCTTTTTCCGGAGGGGAGAAAAGAACTTCTTTCCGATTCCGTCCCTCTCTTTTATAGCTGACGTGAACCCAGTCATAATATTCTTTAGATAAGCCCCGACGACGGACTTCGTAGATAAGCTGGTCAAATTCAAGGTGGTCTCTTATCCATACTGCAAGGTCATAATTCGGTACCGAGTTCGAGATTATGTCCGCAGCTTGTCCCAGTGCGTGTTGACTTGTTGTTTTTCTACCTAAAGCTAGACAGAGAGAAGCATTACTATAACCAGAAGAAATAACAATAGGCCCAAAATGGTCTCTTACTTTCTGAAGAACTTTTTGGCATAAAGCTCTTGCATTAGGTATAATCGTTTCTGGGTCATGAATATTATTGTTTATCCCTCTTTGTTCAGCGGTTGAAGAGTAAGTAAATTCTTCAAGTGTAAAATTATCTGATAAGTTCATGGCTACCTCCTTATTTTAGAATATACTAAATAGTAGGAAAGTCAATACCTAATCAGAATCTCGCGCCGGTCAAGGTTCCGGATTAACGAAACGGTCGCTTGGTGAATCGTTGGGAGAGGAGAACACCGTCTTAGGCATTAATCAGCTCCCGCGCCATAATCACGGGGATTTGGTGTCAATTCAATCCAACGTCGGTAGTAAGAACGGCAGAATTGCTTATTGGGTAGGCTCTAGGCAATACAACAGACTCGGGCGCACCGATGAACATACAATCATAGAAGAGGACGATTACTATGCCGGTACCGCTGAAGCTGGCGGTGGAGGTAATGCAGGCCATAACACAATGCAGCCGACCACATTCGTAAATGTGATGCTGAAGCTTTAGTTAATCGGAACTAGTTAATCGACAGTATCAAAGCTTTAACATTACGTTCACAAAAACGGTTGGTTGCATAACATTAAACGGTTTACTTTCTCCGGCTGTACCCATAGATATATCCGGCTCCTGTCCTCTTTGATAAAGATTGTGACCGTCACGGTGGAATGTAAAGTTTCCTGTGTACCTATCAGAATAAACGGGAACCTTACTCTTTAAATCGTGGTCATGTGCTGCTAGTTCTTCAACAGTCATCGTATGTTTCTCCTCTCCCAACGATTCACCAAGCGACCGTTTCGTTAATCCGGAACCTTGACCGGCGCAGGCGATGGCGCGACCTAAGAACTTTGGCAAGACCAATCTTTTATTTGCAGACCAATCTTGGATTGCTGTTGTCTTCGTGGAAGAGGTCCCGGAAAAGGTCTGGATTTCACAATAAGGAATATCCCACATTAACATAAACAAGTCATAGGTATCGGAATTAGCCCGTGTCGTTGCTCCGGAAGCAGAAGAACCAATAGAGCCGTCATCAAGCATTATCCAACCTTCATCAGCCGTTTTTTTAAAGGTCAACTTTGCATCGCCAGTAGTCCAGCCTAAAGATTGTTTAAATTGGGTACTGACCTTATCCATTGTGATAGACCCGTCTGCAATGTATTTTCCATCAATAGGAACGTCAATGGTTGCAGCTGAACCTAAGTTAAGCAATTCCCTGACCTCAGCGTCATCCGTAGCCTCAAAAAGAGCCAGCATATATCTAGTAATCGTGACAGCTTGCATATCTTCCGGCCCGTTAAAATAAGGGACTGCTTGCTGGGCTTCTTTTAATTTTGAAAGAGTGGTCAATATTTTACTAAGGGGTTGATAGTTGTCCTTCACCCAATCTGTATAAGCAGGATTACGATTGTCTTCGGACAGTTGTTTCCATTGGGGCTCGGGGTCAGCTGAAATTAACTGAAAGTTCCCGCGTCCCATCATATATACCTTCATACCAACGTCGGCCGTAGTCACAGTCGGGAAAGTGGAAACACGCCTGAACCCATGTTTGGAAGCATCATCTCTGGCCAATATATTGGGTAAAGATTCATCAATATAGTCAGTAGGTTCAATGTTAGGGTAATTGTAATCTGTAATATCGTCGTTATTGGCCATGCTTCCTCCAAATTGTCTAAATTGTTTGGCTCTCCGTCTCGATTCTCTATCTTAGTTTTCTACCTAGGTTTTCCTATCTTTATTTTTTCAAAAGTATTACCGGTGATTCTTCCGTTAATAGAGATACTAAATTTTTCGAGTGTAATATATATCTCATAAAAGAAGACCCACCAAGACATTATTACACTATCTGGAATTTTACAAGTAGAAATAAGCTCAGCCAAGAGCTCAAAATAGGACGAAGACCATTGGTTAAACATATTGATAACGTAAGCTATATTTTCGTCGCTCCAATCATCTTTCTTCAGCTTTTCCTCAATTATTTTTGAATATTTAATTTTAAAATTTTCTATACCCTGTTTATGGTAAAGATAGTAGCTACAGAACCTTTCTTTAGATAAATCGCCGTTTTTGTAAGCCGTTAAATCAGCCGTGAACTTATCTCTTAACATAGACAACATAGTCTTTACCAAATAATGATAAAGAGCGTTTCTTCCAACGTCTTTTGAAAGATGAAGAGATTCAATTTTTATAATTTTAAGACTTATTCGGTTCATGAATAAGTCATTGCGAATATCGAAAGCATTACGTTCTTTTTCTACCTCTTCCTTATTACGGTCGAAGAGGTCATACCTGAGATATGAAAGTAATCGTCTGATAGAATCTTCATATTTTATCCAAGCAACCAAAATTAATATAATGCAGGTTAGAATAAGTACGGTTAGATTACCACTGGCGATGTATTCTACTATCTTATTAAAATCAAGATTCATAGGCCTTTCCTTACTTATTCGTTATTGCCGCTTCTAATGCCGTAATTCTGGTTGTTAGATTAGCTATTACAGTAGTTAAATCATCACTTAATTTATCTTCAGTAATAGACTTAGGAGCAATGTTTCCGGTTGAAACATTCTCCGTTCCTAAAAGTGACGTTGCGACGTTATCGGCTAACTTCTCTTTTGTAACGGATTTATCTGCGATAGAAGAAGTAATTACTGCGTTATTAGCCAATTTAGTAGAGTCAATCACCGAGTTGGCTAACTTGGCAGTGGTTATAGACCCGTCAGCGACGTTGTTTATATCTACAGGAATGGCTGTTGCAAGTTTAGCTGCCGTAACAGCTCCATCTTTCAACTCAGCAGTCCCGATTGAGTTCGCGGATACGGTTACATAAGAGGTCTTAAATATGGACCTAATAACAATCTCTTGTCCTACTACCGGTTCTATAATAAATTTTACAGTATGACCGTCCGGGAGAATTTCCCAGTCAGCGTCCATTAATACTTTTCCAGCATGAACTATTATAAGGCTGTCCTTATTTAAAATAGGGAAACCAACGTCGAACTCTGTTACCCCTTCTTCAGCAGTAAATTTTTTAATAAATGGAGAGTAATCATATTCAAGCAAAGATGCTAGTTGGAGTATTTCAATAGTTTCTCCATTATTAGGAGCTTGATTAAAGATAACTGACATACCATCAGAAGCTAATTCATAGGTATCCGTAACTTGTTTCACGCCGTCAATAAATACATAAAGTGTATTCTTATTACTCGTATATCTTTCAAGGTCGTATTCTGTAGTTGTTCCGTTCCCGATATATTTTTGAGACACCGCAGGCATAGTTACTGTATTAAGCAGGTTCCGATTCACAAGCAGGTCCAGAATCGCTTTCACGTCCTGAACTGTGTCAGGGACATCGGGATGTTCAATAGAATAGGCAATTTCTTGAGGAGTTAAATAATCCCACAGACTGATAAAGTCTGTACCATTAAAAATAAACAGGCGGTTTAAATCCGTCCTCCAGTTAGGTCTTCCGACATCTTGAACAGGGTCTTGGTCAGTTGTAAAATCGTCTCCGGAAAAGAAGTTGGAGGTATTTCTATCTCTGGTTAATAAGCGCCTCCATGTTTTAGCAATGGTCTCATCGCCAGTAATATTAGGTAAGTTTTTCTCGTTAGCCATTCTTTTCCTCGCTGATTGGTTAATACCCCGTCGCAAGCCAGCTTACTTTTCCTGTGACGTATGTATCTTTGTTTACAGTGGACTTTAACATAAAGGTAAACTCTTTTTCTGTTTTAGTCAATACTTCAACTGTACAAGGCTCTGTAAATTCTGTAATATTGAACATAATTTCTTCCGGAACATTATAATAGAGCTTATGATAAGAAACTTTAGTCGGATTAGCTGGGTCGGTGCTTGTTACTTCAACAGTTCCACGGTCTACAATATCCTCAACGTCAATACTTAGTTTCGCTTTATAAAAACCAAGTTTAGTATTAAGGTTATAGGTTCTCATACGAATACCGACAATAGCCTTTTGATAAGTATATTCTCCGGCCACCAATGGTCTGGCATCTTCATATTCAATAGGAGTTCCCTTCTTAGCCATTTCTCTTATCTCATCGAGAGATAAGCCCCCGTCCAGAAACTCGACATCATTCATAACAACTTTCTCATTATTGAAAGCAGCGTCTATAAGAGACAGGTATTCTTTAGTAAATCGGTCAAGGCGCGATTCGGTTTCCGTATTTAAATTAAGAGTTCTTTTCGTACTTACTACCCAACCGCCTTCATTACCAAAAGTATCCCACGGTTGATTAGCACCTGTAGAATCCCACTGCTTACCTGCATCGTCCCACGATGTAAGTTTGGCCGGAACAAACTCCCAGTTATATACTTCGCCTAATTCGTTTGTCTCTTCCATTAGAATTCTCCCTCTGTAGATTACTCAGTAATGGTTATAATAAACGTGTAATCAAAAGACAGGTCTTCATCAATACCCTTTGGTGAAAATGTAGCTCGGTCGAACATAGTTCCACCAGCTTCGGCGTTAAATAAACCTACTTCGGTAATATTAACATTTAACCCTGATTGTTTGGGGATACTTCCTGTGAAAGTTAATTCTCTTGTGGTCTCATTCCAGTTAGAAGTTACTGGTGCTCTATAAACCTCGTTCTCCAAAGCAATCATAGAATCGACTGTTACATTACTTCCGGTTCCGAATGCAATATGAGAAATAGGAGCCATTCTAACTGTCGTATCCGACATAAGGCTCGCTACCCAGTTAAAGCCAACTTTTACTACCTTATTGTGCTTTTCCCAGCAAATAACTTCACCAGTTTTATGGTTGACTAAACGTCCACGAAATTTACCCGACATTCTCATTATATTCTCCTAATTTTCTATTGATAAAGTATTGTGAAAAAGCACCAACCGGGGAGGCTTCAATAACTTTATAATTTTCATAATTACCATAATCAGCATAAAAGTAAAGGGTTCTTTCTGTTGCTGTCTGGCTTATTGAAATTGTTAAAAAGTCTAAAGCCGTAGCGGTTTTATAAGGAATAATAATATCCTTATGGTCAGACATTCTTAAATAAAGCTGACCGTCAAACATATAAACCTTCAAATAGGTATTCGTTCCGTACAATGTGACTAAGTTAAGGTTCTTTTCCGATTGGTCGGTAATCTTCAATTTAAAGGTTAAATTGAAGGTTTCAGGTATTACCATACCGCTATATTCTAAGTATGTATTGTTATGCAGTAATAACCCTTTAGTAATATGAGAATCAGTATAGCTTATATTTGTTTCAACATCTGGATATATCTTTTCAGCTATATCATTAGTAAATCCATTATAAGGAAATCCGTATAAACCCTCATAGTTTTCCGGCTCACGATATTTCATAATTACTATTTCAATGTCTCCGTCAGCGTCCAGTTCCTTGGAGTTAATCCAAGAAATATGTGCTTCAGTTGACGAATATCTGTAATGAAGGTCATTCCACGTTAAGCGATTTCCATACGAGAAAGCCTCTGTATCGAACCAGTTACGCGCACGAGTTACCTTCCTTAACTCAACCGGGAAATAGTGTTCGGCACGGGTAACTTCCTGTTTCATAACCAAAGATTTGTCTACATACGATAAAGGTTCAAAACCATAAGTAATTCCGGGGAAACCTTCAGCAGCATTGTCTACTTCCAAAATAATGTTTCTGTTTGAGAACAGTTCCATATCCGGACGGGCATATCGAGGATTTACGCTGTATAGACCCGCTGGGGAAACAGCTTTAATTGCATATACAACGTCACTTAAAGCAGGCAAAAGAACAGTGGTGTTGTTACCCTTAACTTTCGCAACCTTTATAGCGGTGCTCCAATTATTTCCTTGTCTGATTTCATACTCGATGTCCACGCCCGGGACTTGTTCCCAATCGAACCTTACTCTGTCTTGGCATACCGTTGCATAGAAAGCCGGAACGTCTTCAGGATTGTAAACACTTGTGGATATATATGCAGGAATTAAGCTATATATACCTAAGAAGTTCTGAGCGCAAACCATATAATGATGAGTATTACTGTCTTCAAGAGCAACAAAGGTAGAAGTTCCCATAAAGCCGGTTGTTATCACTTCTCCGGTATCCCAATCGGTTCCTTCTCTTATCTCGTATCCGGATAAATCAATATCCTCTACTGGGTCCCATGTAAGTTGAACACCATTGATTGAACGAGAAACTCTTAAATTTTTAACGTTGGACGGATAATCGAACACGTCCTCGACCTCGTATGTAAATATAGGAGCTGTCTCAAAAGACGGCGTTATCCCCGTTGTGGATAACGGTAAAATAACAAACTGGTAAACCCCTGCCGGATGGTCGATAATAATGTTGTTATTTACAACTTCTCTCTTTATCCATGCCTCATCTCCCGACGTTTTACTATATACAACAAGGCCACCGGAATAATAAGGATATGTAGGGTCAAATGTAGCAGTGATATACAATTCGGTTTCGTTATTAACCTTATTATAGTTAAGATAAAAAGAAGCGTCTAATATATGCGGAATCTCTGATATAGAAGGAAGACCTGAATAATCTCCCATTCCTTCAAATTCCATATTGTCAGCTGCTTCCCATTTATTACGATTCAATTCCAAGGCCGTTATTGTATAAACGTCGGCATTGTCTCCCTCGGATATGGAAACAATTCGGAAAGGTTTAGGAGTACCAGTTTTATCAGAACCATGGATTGTGAAAGTAGCTAATTCCGGAAGATTGTCCGGGAGAGCATCTGTAACTGTAAATTCATACAAACTACCGGAACCGGAAACAGGGTTAATTTCGGTCTCATATAACCCGTCTGGAAGATTAAAGGTTATCTTATATCCGATACCTGCTTCAAGGTAAACGCTGTCTCTAAGATAAACTGTCTTTCTATCTTCACTCAATCTTTTTATTCTTCCCGGTATAGAGAAACCCAATACGGGGTCAGCTATCAAGATAATATCAAAATTAGATAAGCATTGAGCCTGTCTGTTTGTAGAAAAAGTAACAGTAATCTTTTCAGTAAGAGAGGTAATTAATTTATAATAGGCACGTCGCATAGCTTCGCCTTCACGGATACATCCGACAGCAGCGAAATCATAAGTAACGCGCCCATTCTTATCAATGTCATCTTGGTTATAGATTCTTCTGGTATCCGATTCCCAGTTCATTTCTGGATTAGTAAATGAAACTTTAATGTCATTATATCTGTTTTCCGGAGAAGTAAAGCTATACGAGAAACCGTCTTCGGTTATATTTTCCGGCGTAAATAAGAAGACTGCGTCAGCGTCCTTTTCTACAAACAGGCGAAGGTATCCGACAGATTCCTCAACCAGAACAGCATTAAATAAACTTGCCAAATAAACGGCAAATTCTCGTCCATTCGTGGCTTCGGTTTGAAGAAGATTACAGGTATAACGGGGCTGTTTTCCTCCACGACCATCGTTTACTAACTCATCACACCATTGACCTGCTTCATAGCAATCCCATTTATCCAACGTAACCGTAGAATAAGCATTTACGCCATAACGGTCATTCATTACAAAATCATACAGACACCAAGCCGGATTATCTGACCAAGCAATTTTAAATGTACCATCCCATTCACCAGTGTATTCCCTTGTCTCGGGATTGTAATTAGAAGGAACACGAATACGGATTAATTTATAAATACCATAAAATGACGGAACACTTGTTAATTGATTAGAATATTGTAGGTGAATATGAGCTAAAGCTGTATAAGGGTATTCTCTAGGAGTAACAAATCCTTCTTGAAACGATTCCCAGCTAACGGTATTAAAAGTTGTAGAATTATTACCGTCTTGAGACATTTTAGTTATTCTAATTTCATAAGGCTCATTTTTTCGTTCTACTTCAATCCTAAATTCTTGAACCACATTACCAGATATTTTACCAGTAAAAATAATCGGTAAATCTTCCCCAGTAATATTGGACCATTTTTCATCAGATATAGCTCTGTATTCAACCTTTATTTCAACACTGCTTGCTCCCGGTCCTTTTTTACCTTGAAACATTAATGCTGATACAACCAAACGAATCTCTATAAAGTCAAGTTCTCCTGTTTGAGTTTGTCTGACTACAGGAACATCGTGAGATAATTCTACGCCTACACTTGTACTTCTTGTTGCGCCACCGAGGAAATAATAGAGTTCTTCATTAGCTCCAGAACCGGGAAATAGTTCAAGAGCCACTTCTTCAAAGTTGTCATCCCCACCGGCTGATTGAAGAGGAGTATCACTGACATAAAAACTTTTTGCTCCATTTTCCAACCCCTCAATCTCTCCTTCACAAAGGCCAAGAACAATTTCAGCTTGGTCGATTGTATCGTCAAGATTAATGGTACGAGCTGCTTTTTTAGCTTCTTCTGCCTTCTGAGCCTCAAGCTTAGATTTTTCATAAATAAGTCTGTCTCTTATTAAGGCACCTATCATCAGCTGGACTCCTTGCTGTTTATAACCTTTATTGTTGTTGATGAAATATTATAAGATATAAAATGACCGGCTACTTTAAATAGGCCATATCCGAACGGGATTCTGGTTCCGGCAGCGACCGTATTTGCGTTAGAACCATTTAGATATTTCGAATTTGTCGAAGCTTCTTCAGAAGTGTTTAAAGTCGGAGTAGGAAACAATAGGTTCATTGCGCCGGATAAAACTAGAGCGATACCTGTTGTTAAAGCAAAAGAACCTAAAGCACCTCCGACAGTAGTCTTCATAAAAGCTGTTCCTAGTCCAAAAGCTTTGGCACCTGCTAGATAAGGGGCGACAACCATCAAGGCAGCACCGACGGCAACCATAGCCCAGTTAGATTTAGCAGCCTTAAATAAAGGATATATATGTAGTTCTGAAGTATATAAAGGAACAAACCAAGATTCTTTAGAATCATATCCTTTTATTCTTATCTTCCATCTTCCAATATCGAGCGGAGCTTTCAAGTCTTTCTGATACTTTACGGCAATAGCTTTAAGAGCATCATAGGCAGTTTCAGCTTCTAAAGTAATAAATTCTTTTTTTATTTTATCCCGTAAATGCCCGTGAAAATAAACCTTTACTTTCATAGCTACTCCTTGCTTAATACCCTTATGGTTGTAGATGATACATTATAAGAAATAAAATGTCCAGAAACTTTATATAGGCCATACCCAAATGGGATTCGGGTTCCGGCGACAACTGTATTGCCAATAGTTCCCAGATACTTAGAATTATTCTCTATTTCTTCAGACGTATTCATTTCCGGGCTTAACCCAAATAATTCAGTTACTCCCCCCATTAATCGAGTAAGGTCTTTCATAAAACCTTTATTATCCCATATAATACGACCTGTAACTATTCCTGCATAGGTTTTCACAGCCGCAACAATAGTATTACCAATAGCAGAAAATACATTCTTGGCTGTGCAAAACCTTGGATAAACATGAATAATATTATGCCTAAGACTTCCAAATAGTTTCTCTTTAGTTTCATAATGTTTAACAACCACTTTCCACCTACCTAAGGAAAGCGGAGGTCTTCCTAGTTTAGATAAACAAAAGTCCAGTCTACTTAAAGCCTCTCTGGCTGTTTTTACATCTTCTTCAAGATAATCTTTTCCAATTTTATCTCGTAAATGACCATGTAGAAAAATCTTAACCTTCATTAACTAATGCTCCATTTATAACTTTGTAGGAGCGAATACCATCTTGGCCAATAATGTAGTGAGTTAATTTAGGATAACCCATAAAAGATTCATAGTCCTCAAAGCTAAGGTTGGCTGAAGCCCCCGGATGAGTATGAAATGTTCCAACAACATCGGGTGAATCCAACTTGTCTTGGTCCTCAAAGCTCATTTCAAAACCCCCGTAGGGATTTTCGCAAACATTTTCACATTCTTGTGGACCTCTGTTAGTTATTATCCCCCCGCGTTCTGGACCGTTCTTGCTGTAATAACATAAAAGACTTGATTCTAGCATCTTCTGACAACTCCATTTTTTCCATAGGCCTATCAATCTTTAAATCTTTATGCCTAATTACTCCTGTAGTGGTATTCTTCCATATTCTACAATAATTTTCAATAGAAGATTTACGCCCGTAAAAATGATGTAATATCTTACCTTCCCCAATATAGATACCGGCATGGCAGGGAACAGTAGATTGAATAGCCATTAAAATAATATCCCCAACTTCCCAATTACGAATAAGGTCAGAATCTACGATTCTAAATCCTTCGCTTTCATAATTGTCCATGTAGAGATTATATTCATCACTATGGTTCCACCAATCATCAGGACGAGCATAGTCAGTAAGTATAATTCCAAATACTTCTGAATATACTCTACGAATAAGCCCATAACAATCTGTGCTTCCGTGATTGAAATCTATTCCTACATACTGTCTAAAAACTTCTTCGGTCGGATATTTTATAATAGGCATTTAAATTCTCCTACCTAAATGTTACAGCTGGAAACTCCGGAGGGAGATACTGCCTCGCCGGAATATAAAAATTATTACCGTCCATAGGATTACGCAGTTCAAACTCAACATAGTGCTTATTGATAGAAGTTGCAGTCCAAATAATCCACATCAGCATTTGATAAACCGGACGGTTTTGGTCAATATCTCGGCGAAGAACCCGGTAACGATAACAAAAAGCTTTATCTAAGTCTCCGTCAAGAATAATCTTTGAAAAAACTCCTTCTGGATTAACAACTTGAAGTTTTGGCCGAGACACCTCTGAATCGGACTTTATATCGTAACCGCTAAGAGAAATAGGTAGACTCTCCCAGTCATTCCCGTTCCAAAAAACAGGGTCTCCAGCTTTAATAAAAAAGTTAGAGTCATTACGAAGTTGGATGTGGAACAGGTCAACGTATGCATCTGCTGAAAGTTTAAGATTTTCTTCTTTATGTTCTTCAGGAATAAGTAGAGTCATGCAAATACTTCCTTCAATATAACGTTAAAATCCTTCAATACTCCGTGACCACTTTCATATCCCTCAGGAATACTTAAAGGTTCAGAAAATCTGACTATAACTTTTCCATAAATAGGGCTGTTATATTCAAAATTTTTATAAGTTAAATGGCGCAAATAAAAATCTTCCAAAGCAGCCATATTATTCTTATCCTTATTTTTTTCATGGTCAACAACTTCGACACCATTTACAATTTTAGTGTAGTATCTATATCCTTTGAAAGTCAATGTAAACTTTTTAAGAGGAGGATAACCACCATCTGTATCAAAAGAATATCCGCCACCAAAGTTTACCGAAAAACCGTTAGGTTGATATTCAGCCTTTACTAAATGCATCATAAAATTATCAAAATTTTCCACTATATACCTCCGACTGCTACCTGTTTAATCAATCGTTTTGTCTGACCACCTTTAAGAATATCGTTTGAAATTGTAACCAAAACATCGTTTGGAGACATACCTTGTTGCTGGTCTTGAGCGACAACATATATGTTTACTATTCCGTTTGGTGTTGGAGAATTTGAATCAGACGATGTTGCAGCTAAAGACGAATCCATTTCTTCTTTAGAGCCTTGAATAATTCCATTAGAATTATTATTCAAATTATCCAGATAATCTTTACCAATGGTGTCAACGGCAGACTTTTTAAGAACATATTCACCCGGCATTAGCTTTGTTAAAACAGAATCTCGATTAGGAGTAGGGCCAACTACTAGACCGCCTTGGGCTTTACCAAACCCGGGGATTTGGGCTAACAAATTCGTAGGACTTTTCCCACCCCTGGTTCCAAATCCGAATGCAGAAAAGAGAAGATTTAAGCCTTGTTTAACAGCCATTTGAACAGCAATGTCCCTTAAAGTAGCTATAACTGTTTGGCCGAAACTTTTAAAAGCATCACCGGCTTTGGCTGAACCGCTCAAAATGTTAGAGAACATTTCAGACAAACTAGAGTCTAATGCGTCTACACTTTGTTTAGTATAACTGGCAGTAGTTTCTCCTAAAGTTAATAATCCCTGATTTTTTACCTCATCTCTATAGGACTGAATACCATAATTAAATCCCGAGGTTATCTGTCCCATACCACTCATCTCACCTTGTTTTTTAATATAATCCAAAGTGGCGTTATTTACGTCTATAGTCTCCTTCAAGTCATACATAGATTTTTCTAAGTCTGTTTCCTGTTTAGCAAACTTATTATATGTATCAGATACTCGATTCAGATTTCTATAAGCGGCTTCAATTTCTACGGCACTACCGGAAGACTGAGCTCTTTGATACCTTTCTAAGGCACTGAAATAATCCCCCTTTATATTTGAATACATTGGGTTATTTCTCAAGGTCTCTAAGATTTCTTCATATCGTTTATAAAGCCGTTCTGAAACCTCTGTTTCCTTCGCTAGATTAGCTTCTTGAAGGTCAGTTAAACGTTGCTGTTCTACGGAAGATATTACACTTCCAGAGCCATAATATCTCTCGGCTCCGGTAACTATACCCTGTTGAATATTGACCTGCTTATTCATATTGGCTATAGCTTTGTTATAGGCAGCGTCAGCTTCTTCAATATTGGCCTTAAGCATTTTAAAGAAGTAATCCATACGCATACTGGTAGTATCAATTTTAGCAATTAAGTTACTAGACGTAGACGTTAATTTCTTTTCCCATACGTCAATTTGCATATTAATACGAGATTCAGCTTTCTTTTGCTCCGGAGTAAGAGCCACTCCTTCTTCCAAATTACCAAGTCCGGCAGCGGCTCTGGCATAACTTCTATATTCATCTATTAAGTCTTTGATAGCTTTCTCTTCCTTAGCCAATTCAGCAGCAGGAATACCACCTAATGAATTAATCCTTTGAGATATTATTCTCGAAGTTTCAGATGCGGCATTACGAGAGGCTCTGTCTAGTTGAGAATTAGCAGCGATAGTATCTTCTAAGCTTGTCATAGCTTCAATTAAACGACTAATAGCTCCAGAGAACTCTGTAGTCATCTGTCCAACTATTCTAGTAACAAGGTCCTTATCAGAGACATTTCTCAGCTCCGGGTTTTCCTTCCGCATATTACTAAGTCTAATTTTTAAATCGGATTCTTTTATACCGAAGAAAGAAGCTAAATCGGCTGTGGTCTTTACATTTTTAAGACTGTCTAGTCTTTTTTGCATTTCCTCTAGACTAGAACTGCTGTTTTTTACAGCCTCAACTTGTTCCTTACTCAAGTCAATTCCAAGCCTTAGAGAGTTATTTACGTCTTCTTGAACCTTGGCAGCATCAGCGATTGAGCTTTGAGTGTCCTTCATTATCTGAGAGATTTCGTCACTAAATTCAGCTTTAACACCTCTAGCGGTTGCTGCCGAAATAAGATTAGCTTCAGCTTCTATATTATCGGCTATATCATTTAAAAGCTGTTTAAATTCTTCATTATCCTTAATAAGCTCAGCAGTATTTCTAAGATAACTTGCTTGATTCGAAGATTCTTCTGGATACCTCTTTTCGGCAGCCTTTCTTATTTCTTCAATAAGAACAGAAGTTAATCTTTTAGAACTCGTATCGGTAGAACCAAAGCCTAGTCTTCTATCCCATGCCTTGCTTAATTCAGTGCTAATATTTTTAGTCTCTAATTCAGGCATCAAATTTTTCAAGTTCGTTATATAGCCTAATAAATTATGTAACCCTTCACTTGAAGAACCGAACCAACCGTTTGAAATTATGTTAGACAAATTCTCAGCAGTATCAGCAAACAAAGATTGTTTTGTAGCTTCAGCCACTTTTTTAGTTTCATTAACTAACTTATCTAGCCTTATATCGTTCAGTTTATGAAGGGCTTTCTCCAGTTCGTCTACAGATATAGTCGCATCTTTTATTACAGTGCTTGCCTCAGGAATCCTTGTAATAATCTCACGGACGAAAATATTTCTTTCTGCCTGATTATCCAGCTTCTGTCTATTTGCATAAAAACGGTCAAGCATATTTTGCAGTGTACTATAACCTTGCTGAGCTTTATCCAATTCACCTAAGGATTCTTCAAGCTTAGCTTTTGCTTTATCAGATTCACTTGTAAATAAACCCATTGCACTTGCAGCCATACCAAGAGTAGTTATGAGTGCAGATATAGCAGCTGCAAACATTGTTACTTGTCCCAGAGGAAGTTTAGTAAAAATAGCGGAGATGCCTGTAACTGCCGTTGATACTCCGTGCATTCTACTGTATCTTTGCATAACTTCCAAAGATTTTCCGAGCTTTACTATAGAACTAGAAATAGTACCTAGGCTCTTTATTATCAAAGAAACAAAGCTGGTTGTTCCAGCAACGGTTATTGTACCAAATAAAACTGAACCTATAATTCCTACTAATCCTGAAGACATAAAACTGTTTATAGTCTTGAGTAACTTACTCAAGAGTTCAATTATAGGCTCTAACCCTTCGTAGGCAATATTTCCTAAGATAGATTTAAAATTCTTCCATTGATTAGTAAGAGCTTCCATCTGGGTTTCATTAGCCTTCATAGCCGCTGTGCTACCAGCCATTCTCTCTCTTAATTGACCGATAAAATCAACTTGGTTAATCAAGGCGACTAAGAAAGCAGCACCTCTTCTTTCCATTCCTCGAAAAGCCTCAGCAGCCCCAAAACCAGCATCTTTTAAAGTCTTTAATACGTTTGTAAAGCCTTTAGTTCTAACATCAATGTCACTTAAAGTTAGTCCAACTTTTCCTAGTTGAGTTACTAACTTATCTGTAGGTTTTAAAAACTCTGTCAATACTGCTCTTAAGCCAGTACCAAGCATAGATTTAGACCTAATACCAGCTTGGGTAGCGGCAGCAATCGCAGCGGCTGTCTCTTCATAGGACATACCCAGTTGAGCCGCAAAGTTACCTGCATACTGAATAGCAGTCTGGAATCCGGCAATATCAGCTTTAGATTCATTCATTGCAGTTGTTAAGGCATTAGTTACCTGAGTTGCCTCTGTTACTTGAAGACTGTAAATATTAAGTGTAGAAGTAATAACATCCGTGGAGGTAGCTAAGTCTGTACCTGTTGCTGTAGCAAGCTTAGCAATGGCCGGAAGGGTCTCTTTAATTTGAGATACACTCAAACCAGCTTGAGCTAATACTGTAGCGGACTTAGCCACTTCTAAGGAATTAAATTTGGTCGCATTGGCTACTTCATAAATAGTTTCTTTTAAACCTTTTAAGCCGGTGTCGGAAACAGCCGATATGGCCTGCAACTGCTTTAATTCTTCATTAAACTGACCCGTATAATTAAGAACAGACCTGAGACCATTTGTGACTGCGTTAATAGCCGCATAATTGGCCATTAACCTTAACTGGGTTACGCCCAGATACTGATTTAATTGTTGAGAACGTTCAGCATATTTTTGAGTTTCGTTACTAATACCGAGCTGAGATAATTGATAAGACTTTATTGTCTTTTGCATATTTTCCAGTGCGGCGGCTGTCTTAGCCTGCTGGAAAATTTCAGCATCCGCTCCACTATACATTAGCTTAGTGCGTTTACCAGTCAGTTCAGCTTTATTAATCATAGCCGGTAGACCAGTATAAAAAGCTTGTATAGCTTTGAGCTGTCTATTTAAAGCCTTAGTTTGTCCTGAAATATTACTAAGGGCTTGCGACATACTTTTATTTAAAAGATTGCCGTTATAATTATTAAAGGCCTCCTTAATCTCTTTACCAATTAACTGTGACCTTTTTATATCACCTTCTGAGAACAGGTTCTGTTTAGCTGCCTTTTTCTTTAAGGCTTCTATATTTTTAAGGCTTGTCTCTATCTCGTCAAAGGACTTTTTTAATTCCTTAGAATCTACCTTAAGCTTAGTCTCAACAACAGCTTTCTCGATGTCCGCCATTCTCTCCCTTACCCTTTCATTTTTTCCAGAGCCATTCTCAGCTGACTTTCATTCTGGATTTTAGTTTCTTTGCCTTTTTTATTACTCCCAAAAGCAATCGCTAATACTTTAGCCATTGCTTCAAAGTTGGTAATCGCATCAGTTTGTTTTTCTGACACTCTTATTTGTATATAGCTGCGAATTTCTCTAAGAGAAAAACGCCACTTTATATTATACAAAGAATCCTTAAAAGCCCAAAAGGTAAGTTCCTCGAAGTTTAACCCTTCTATCCATTTTAGGCAGGATTCGATTTTTCCTCTTTCATCGCCTTCTTGTTGACTTTGTCTGCCTCTTTTAGAGCAGGCATTAATTTTTCTACATTCTTCATCTGCTGCTCCAGTTTGAAAGTAAAAAAATCAACGATGTGCTCCGAAATCCAGTTGCTGAGTTTTTCCCCCTCCTCACAAGACAAGAACATAGCCCAGTTCTTTTCTACATTCTTACGATTTCCGTTCTCGTCTCTATCATCCATAACTTCATTAATCAGGGCATTTTGAAGATATGCATCCATTCCCAGATTAAATATCTGGTCCTTATCTACAAACTTAGAAAACATAGCTTGTAAAAGACCCATCGACATTTTAATCGTCTTGGTTTTTTCAGTTACCCCGTCTTCACTATAGGTAATATTGATTGAATCAGATAAATTTTTCTTATCTTTGGCTTCTTCCATTTTAGTCTCCATGCTTGTTGTTTTTCACGAATTTATAATATCTAATCTAAAAATAAAATCAAGAGCAAAAAAGAATAGGGTAACTATAAAGTTACCCTATCTGGCTTTAACGGAGACTAAAAGCCAAAAGGTTTAATTGAGTACAAAGGCAAAACCTTTATCTCCGTATTCCGCATAAAGCGGGTCACTCATAACCTGTTCCATCGGCGTAAATTCATACGGCATATTACCATACTGGTCTGTCTGGAACGACAGGCTGAAGCCGTTAGAAATACGCAGCTTCGGAATAATGATAGTAACCGGTTTCTTGCCTTCCGGAAGAATACCGACAATCTTCGCCGCCAAAGTCGGCTGGTCTTCAGCAGAGCCTACCGGAATCAGGTTTACTTTGTGAACACGGTCCCCGGCCGAGAAGTTGAACCCTTCCGGAATCGGACGGTCAAACGTCAGCGTATAGGAAGCAGACGAATCAGCTGCCGGAGAGGTCTTAATCAAAGCTTCGGCAATTTCATTGGAATCAATAGAAATCGTAACTTCGTCATTATTCGCAAAGCCTAGAGTACTCAGTACATCCTTAGCCGAAACTTCAACCGTACCCGTCAACGGACCTCTTTCACCTTCAGTAATACCGAAGACTGTCTTGAACTTTTCAGAACACGTTACAGTCTGTTCAGCACCAGCCAGAACCTTCATGTGTCCCTTTTCAATGGTCAATACAGCTACGCCATCGTTAGCCTGTTTCAGAGCCCTCATCAAGTCAAGAACCGTACCATTTACAGCTACCTGAGGAGCCGTACCCGGGTCAAACGTTGCTTCAGCCAGTTTACCAACAAATACCAAGTCTTCGTTGGAAGACTTATTGCCTTGGATAATTACATAATCATCCGGCAAGAAATCACTGGCACTGGAATCAGAAGAGGCCGATACTTTAATTTCGGTCGTAACCATATCACCATTGATGTTTTCTTTCAAAGCCAAATCGGCTCCTTCAATAAGCTCAAAACCTTCCAAACCCAAAGCATAGGCGAGGTTTCTCGAAGTATATTCATAAACTTCCATCGAAGCCGTAATATCGGAACCATTCTTTACGGAATAAACGACAGTATTTCTAATACCCTGCGTCAAATCAAGATACTGGTCACTGGACGAAAACGTAAAGTTTTTAACCAGACCAATACCATGTTTTTCAGGAGTAAAGTCGAGAACGTCTGCCTTTGGACCAATCATAACAGTTGCGGCACCAAGGTTAAAGCTCTCTGTTTTTGCACTACCTGCACCCGGCATAGTTTTATCCTTTCATAATTGATTTATATTAATTTACGATTTACATTTTAAATAATTTAATCTATAGTTTCAATAGTTTTTAATAAACTAAAATAAACTACGGAGACGATAATGGTCGAGAGGGAAGATACAGTCAGTCTTACAATCTATTTTCCAAGGTCCATATATGATTGTTTAAGAAAGAGGACAGAAATTACAGAACGGTCTCTAACCAAAGAGGCTATATATTTAATTAAACTTGGGTTATCCTATGGGTCAGAAGCCGATGTCAGGGCCTTGTCTCGGTTGATTCAACACTTACCAGAAGAAACTGGACGGCCCTAGTATTATACTTACCAAAAGGTTGTACCGTTGAAGGTTCTGTACAGGTTAATGTGCCTTTTTTCAACCAGTAATCTCTATGAGAATAAACGGTTATCTGTTTTAATGGTGCTAAAAGGTTCACAAGCCTGTTTATAATCTCAATGTGTCTAAATAGATTTTCATCTTCGAACGTAGATACCCCTACTTCAAAGGTATAATCGCAAAGGTGGGCTCCTATATTACCACAAAAATTTCTGAACAATATATAATCAATATTTTCAAGAACTTGGTCTTCAGCATGACCATCTAAGTTTTTAAATTCGATATTTTCAGATATACCCTCCGTTCGTATATCCTCCATTTTTTCAAGTAAGAATCTCATAACAGAGGTTATTGTATCTTTATAAACATCTTCTTCAACCATTTTGCAAAACCTCCTTTATAGTTCTTGTTACCTTTCTCTTTATAGAATAATTTATAAGTTGTCTCATCGCCGGAGAAATAATAGGACGCATATCGTTGTTAGATACATACGTTCCTAAAACAGCTGCTGCTCCTGATAATACTTTTCTTCTTCCAAAAAGTCTATTATAAATTTCAACCGGAACATTAATATTTGTTCTTGGAAAAGGCTCCACTCTTATATTAGCCCATTGTAAACCTGTAGCAGTAGGATTGAAGTTTCTTATGTCAATATAAGGCTGTCCAAATACTTCTGTTGGACTAGCCGATTGCAGCCAATTGTGAAGAACTTTCTTATTCGACCAGAAGCCACTGCTACGATGCTTTTTCTTCTTATATTTTACATACTTCTCACTTAAAGCTGGCCAAGGTTGTTTATTGTAAAAATGAAAAGGATTAGCATGGACCCCAACTACCTTTTCGTCCAAATACTTAAAATATCTTTCTGATTCTTTCCTGACTACTTCCTGAAGCCTTGGCTTTAATCTAGAAAATCGCTTTAACGTTATCTTTTCTACCGAATTAACGATAACGTTTCCCAGCTCAGACAACTCGTATTTTTTAGTCAGCTTTTCCAAGAACTTTTCCCCTTACATAAGCCATTACTATACCTTGAACGTGTTCAACGTGTTGTACAGTAATCTGGTCGTCTAAGAGGTCTCCGGGTCTGATTTCGGCGTTACATAACAGACGGTAACGGGGCTGAGGAATTTTTAAGGAATCGTCTGTATAGGCTGTAAATTCCATTGCACATTTGAACTTACCTAAGTCTTTATAACCTACGGTTTTTTCCAATTTTGTAGCCGGGTCGATTTCAGAAATTCTTCTCTTCCAAGATAATTCTGTGTCAAGAATAATTACCCCGTAGGTTAAATAAATCAAATCCCGATAGTACCCTTCGGTATTATCGAAAGTAAGTGCCCAGTCGCCCTCGGCTAACTGGAATATTTCTCCATTTTTTATATTTTGAAATTTGTCTACTTTTAAAATACGACGAGCATTAAAAAAGGAAGAACTTCTTGTCTGGCTCATCGGCGGTTTCAAAAGCTGTCCCCAAAACCGTTTACCGTCTTCTTTTACGAATAAATGCCTAATCGACCGGCCTACCCTATGTAAATCACCCATTAGCTTTCTCCGGTAATTGCGTCTGTTACTGCACCAACAACAAACGGAGTATAGCTTGTATAGGTAATTGTCTCTTCCCCAGTTAGATTGTTTTCCAGCTCCTCTATCTCGGCCTGAACGTCGTCGAGGAAACTATCCCAATCAATCTTATTAAGGTAACGCGTAAACTTAGAAGAACCATCGTTTTCTTCTTGATTAACACGCAGTCTTACTGACGGAAATACTTGAACTACTCCTTTTAAGGTAATAAGCCTGTTAGCACGGATATTACCTACACCATCAGACTTTAAACAATCAATAAAAGTGTTTCCGTGCTTTTGTACTAACTGAAGATAAATTTCATTAAGGTCAATGTCCTCGTCGGGAAGCTCCCCGTTATTTAGACCATAATAGTTTCTAACATCTTGAGGAGAAGCACTAAAATAGAAAAAGGACGTGATTCTATATGCTTTCTTAATCGTATAAGGCTTCTTCTGATATAAGAAACTTACTTCCACAATCTGACTTTTAAAAAGTTTTCCTTCCTCTAAGGTGTTATATTCTTTAGGGATAACTATTATAATCCTATCCGTAGGAATTATTTCTCCTGTTTCAGTATCTTGACTATTTTCTGAAACAGGTTCTTCCTCTGGCTCCTCTGGAACGACTTCCTGTTCTTCGCTGGAAAATAATATGGTTCCGTCCATGGACCTTATCTTATATGTGTATTTATTATCATCAGGATATACGAAATTACCATTGACTGTAATGTCAACAGGCATCGTTAAATCTTCATCTTTAAATACATAGTCCATGAACGGATACCTTATTACTGCTGGTTAGAATTTCCACGGCTAGAAGAATTTGTGTTACCAGTCGAAGTAGATTCAATCTTTCTATTTTTGCCAAAAGATTTCATGAAAGCAGCCACAGCCTTTTCCTGATTTTCTTCACTCTTCTTCCAGATTTTTTCAAACTCTTCCTGACTTGCGCTCTCGTCCAGTTCTCCCAACCATTCGGCTTTTCCTCTGGAAATAAGGCTGTTAATGGCTGTAGAAACAATGGCCACATAAGGCTTTCCACTCATAATATACTGTTGTTCACACAACAAATCGAGAAAAGAACCTTCTTTAAGTTTAATTAAAGCTTTTCTTTTGTAATTTTCTGACATTTAAGTCTCCTTTCTTTAATCTGGAGGTCTTCCGAAGAAGACCTCCTTCCCCCCACACTACTGTTTAGTATCATAGATAGAACGAGTATCACCGAAGACCAAACGGTATCCAGTAACTTCTGATTTAACATAGGTTGTTTTCTGATTTCTAATAGCCTTTTCAGATTCAGAAATCTGTGACCCGGCTTCAATCAGTTCCTCTAACGTTTCAGCCTTGGTAAAGCCAATCAGTTTACCAGCCGGGACGGTAGAAGACAGAGCAAATTTAATCGGAGAGAACATACCCGGAATATTTGCCGTAACAACCGGACCACCAACCTTAGCCATAGCTTCAGGCTGAGAAATACCAGACAGAGTAGGTGTAAACATCAGCATCCATTGCAGGTACATATCATAGTTACCAGCTATGGTGTCAATCGGAGCGTGTGCACCATTACCAGCCCGGTCGACTAACCAACTCAACAGAGACGGATAATCAATCTTGTTGGTCGGAGCCTGAGCGGCTTCACCGTTTATCTTCTTGTACATATCAGACTGTTTAACAATCGGAGCAGCCGGATGTACACCGTCACCGTTAATCAGAATAGTCGTAGCCAAAGCAACTTTAGACAGTTCCAACTGACGATTAATACGAGCAACATACGGAATCAGGATGTCAATTGCAGCACGACGTTCAAATTCATAAGTGAACTCATAACCTGAACCATGCTTATACATAGAAACCATCTGTTCAGAGGTCTTAATCATTCTCAACGGAATGTCGGCACCCTGGGCTACAAAGAAGGTACCCTCTGCGTCCTTATCAGAGTGAGCGACAACTGAAACCATTTCAGTACCAGTAATGGTACGAGAATTACCTACGAGAGCGGATACGCTTTCGAGATAGTCCTGATTGGTAGAAAAACGCAAAACACTGTCAACTACCTGCGGAAACAAAACTCTGGTACCCGGATAGGACTGGAAGGTTTCACCAGTGGCGGCCAATGAAATCTTCTTTGAATAGTCCTCTCTTACCGGCAAGCCCAAGTAAGCCAGCGCGGCTTCGTAACCATCCAACCCAGCTGCTTTATATTTTTTACCTTCTTCGTCAGCGTCAAGGTCAACTGCGAAACGCAAATAATCGTCAATTGCCATGCCATATTCTTTTGCTTTTTCTGCAAATTCGATACCGGCATTCTGGGAATCAACACGCTTTTCAGACTTCAATCCCCCCAGAAGTTCTTTCAACGATTTTGCATTTTCTTTTAATGCCAAAATACTTTTCATCTGTTATTCTCCTTAGTGTGTCTTTACGACGATTACTTCATCGCCGTTTACTTCCCATACAGCAAGGTCAGAAGTGGAATCTGCGTCCTTTTTGACCAAACCATTTCCGGCACCGACAACTTTATCACCAACTGCGACAGCTGCCTCTGACTTTTTAAAAGCCATACCACCGATAATTTTTACTGCACCGACTTTAATGCCCTCAACCTTACGGTCTTCGACATTTTCCAAACGACCAAAAATCAGGTCTCCGTCTCCGGCAAGTTTAACCGTATTAGAGGCCGTGCTATCCTGTACAACAGCCAAACCAACGTGCTCTTCTTTAATGCCATCAGCCAGAATAAACGTAAGGTCATTGGCAGGTACAGTATTTTTTAATGTAACGCCCTGATAAGCCATTATAATTCTCCTTAACGAACTTTATATACCGAGAAGTCAACACTACTCTCGTTATTGTTAATACCTCTATCGGCTCCGGCAGAAACGCCATTAACCGGAATATTTGCCAACGTAAGATGTGCTTTCTTCAAAAGCTCAGCCTTACCTTCAGTGTCTTCCGGAATAGTGTCGGATAAACCGGCCGCAACCAATACCTTTTTAATCTCTTCATCGAAAGAAGCTTCAACACCTTTCAGGCGTTCAATTTCTTTCTTTGAATCAGCCAATTCGGTTTCTAATCTGGCCTTCTCTTCAGACAAGGAAGCTTTCTCTTCTTCCAAAGCAGCTTTAGCATTCTCAGCTTCATTTTTAGCTGCCTCGAGAGCCGCCTTCTCTTGTCCTAGGGAAGCCAAGGAAACCTTCATGTCCTTCACCTCGTTTGACAGAGGCTCAGTGGCCGCCAAAATGGCAGCTTTTAACTCTTCTGGGTTCATTTCTACTTCCTTGTTGTAAATTGTTGAACACAAATTAAATACGCAGAGGTCTTTTTTAACCCCCTTCTTTGTCAGAGTAATAACTGGTGAGCTTTTATCTGACATTGCCATTTGGTACATACTATCAAGGATTTTTGCGTGTCTAGCAGCTCCTCTAGTTACCAAAGACAATTCTCTAACTGATTCCACTCCCGGGATTATTACATGAGCGTCATCTTTACCCATAACTGCTCCGCATTCGGGACAGGTTCCGGTAATGAAATCAAAAAGGTCTACGTCATTATCTAAGAAGTCTTTATTACATTTATTACATAGAATTTTCTTCGGCATAAAGCTGTAAGAAACTTCGTCGATTATACCATTATCTACATCAGATATAATTTCGGGATGATTTGTACTAACGCCGAAGAGTGTATAAAGAGCAGAATGTCCTGTATTCTGTTCATCTGCTAATTCTGCATAGAAAACTCTTCCTGTCGGCAAAACCTCTTGATTGTGCATTATCTGTAGAGTAACAGTATTAAGGGGGTCATTTACCAGATTTAACATATCGACAAGAGCCTGTCTTTCTAAGATACCCTTATCATATAAGGTCCCTTGATGGATAGGTTCTGTAGAAATACCTCTAGCCTGATAAAAGACAATTTTATTGAGGTCAACATCTGTCCCACAACGGGCCATTACCTCTTGTCTCATTTTTTCTGTTAAAGTTACTCTCTTAGCCATAATTTTACCCTTTTGTCATAAAGATAACATTTTAAATAATTAATTCAATAGTTTTTTTTAAACTATTAATTTAAGTCTTTCCCCTTCTGTTGGTCTTTAGTCGTCTTGTTGCTATTTGACTTTGCCATATCTCCACCTTCAGCTGTTAAACTCCTTCCAAGAGGGTCAGTGTTTGAAGTGGTATCCGTTGTATTCATTTTATTAGACTGGAAATTAGTTCCTGACAACTGAGTAATTTGTCCGGTCGGAACTCGGTCATTCATTAAAAGGTGGAAATCAAGGTCGGTTATAATACCAAGAGAGAGCTGTTCCAGTAAACGAGCCTGTCTCATTGTCAGTTGATTTTCCAATTCAAGTTCTGGTCTAAGGTCAACTCCCTTTGAATACATAACAGCCTTTCCATCAAAACCGGACATACGCAAAGCCAGTGTAAATATTTCTTCAAGAAGATGGTCAATCGGTTTATTTAAAGCTGCTGCGTTGTCTGCAAAAACTTTAGCCTCGACAGATGCTGTATTTACACCTGAAGAACCGCGGCCGAGTACGGCACTTACGACCTTCATTGCGGCTTGGTTCTGGGCATTCAGTGTATCAATTACTTCTGCAATCTGTAAAGAACTTCCCGGACCTTTTTCATTCAGCATCTTAGCTTGAACAGCGTCAGTGTGGGCAATAGGATATTGAGGCTTAATACTGGCAAAAGAATTAGCAATAGTATTAACGGTGCTATTTACATATTCTCTATACTTATCTGGGTTAGCCTTAATTTCAGCGGGCATATTGTTTTTTATAATTTCTTCCATCACCGTTAAATCAATGCGTGGAAAGCCTGTTATATTCATAATCCGATACAGGTCATTAATTACCTGTTGTCTGGCGGCGATAACGTTTATAGCACTTACAAAAAAGGAATATGTATAAGGACTTGTCGGGTCTCTACGGAAAAAGGCTGTGAAGAACGTAGGAATATCAAGGCTCACTTCTTCACCTGATTCATCAGTCTTCTGAATCGGTTTATATTCCCCGTTCTTATTTTCCGTCCATTCAACAAAATGCATATCAACATTTCTGATTTCTTTTGGGAGCAATGTTTTATCAAATACCAGCTCGGCTCCAACAGCTCCTCTTAAAAGACACATATACTTTAACTCTTCTCTTAAAGAACTAAGAGAAGGCTTCATTTGATAATTTAATGTGTAATCATTTCTAAAAGTAATCCTATTAATAAGATATTCAAGGGTCTTAGTTCCTTCTTGACTTATTTCTCCCTCAGCGTCAACTGCATAATAGACCATTTTTGTATCAGATACAGTTAAAAAAGCATTTACCGCTGCGGAGCAATCAGGGTCTTGCCGAAAGAGGTTTTGTAAAAGTTCGTTTGAATCTTCACTAACCCTTGTATCATAAAGGTCTTCAATATGCTCCATATAATCGGGAGCAGTTAAAGTGCTGGCACTTCCGCCGGGGCGGTAAGTATCAGTATAAGCATTACCGTCAGTCTTTGCCTTTTTAGTTGGAAGTATAAACTCAAATAATGAACTGATTCCTGCCATAATCTTCCCTAATACAATAACCTGTTAGTTGAATAGCCACTCATATAGCCACACAGGTTAGACCTATCCTTCATCTTATCCTTATTTTTATAATTTTCTTCTGGACCTGTCAAGCTAATTATTGTTCTGTCTTCATTTTTTAGACCGAGACCGGCTACATATTTTATCTGTTTGGCTAAAAGAGCATATCCAAGCGCATGAAAATAGTGGTCATTCCCGTTCAACTTTACCCACTCAGGTTGTTTTCCGGGAACATCTTCTCTGGCCATGTCTTGTAAATGCTCGGTGATTAATTCTTCTTGGTCATAATAACCGTAAAAATCAATCTCTCCGTTCACTATCTTAGACTTAACTGCATCAAGGGCGTGGGTACGGTTGCACATATAGAAAGATACCGCTTTATCTTGTTCGTGTTTAGGCTCGGCAATCTTCTGGCCTCCATAAACTACTGGTTGGATACGGCCCTCAGTCATATCTCTAATATCATTTGATAAAGGAGTATAAGGATAACGGTCGATAGCTCCGGCAACAATATTGTACTTCTTATCCAATTCCTTTACTTTACTCAACAGTTGGTCATAAATAACCCTAATAAAGGCGAAGGCCGCCCCATCTGTATAAAGGACTATATGGCAGGTTAGGCCTTCATCTATACCTATATATACAGGTTTATCCGGCGAAACTTCCGGAACTACCTGCGATTTAAAGCATTTCTTAATCGCCTTAACGTCAATACGAGCGTCTCCCTCTTTATATTCTTCTCCAAGAACCGTATTATATCCGCGGCGGATTTGACCTCTTTTTATACAATCGGCCATTGTCATTACCAAGTATTTAATAGACAATAAATTGGTACTAAATGGACGAATCTGGTATCCTCTGTGATGTTCTCTGGACGGATAGGTGGGAACCCATTCCCGAATAGCGTCATCAGATAAATCAAGCGGATGCCGACACTTTTTGCATACGACGCAAGAATTGTCGTAATCTAATCCTACGGCTACGTCCTCTTTTATATCTGTAAGCCTTTGGATAAACTTTGGTAACTTAGGAATATATACGGATTCTAGGTCATAAAGAGGTACCTGCCATTCGTTACAATGCGGGCATTTCACAAAATATTCCTGTTGGTCGGAAGAATTATAATCAGCTGAGATACCGAAATTTTCAAAGGTAGGGGTGGAAAAGCTTTGTTTAATTTGATAGACGGACGCTTGAAGTCTGGAATTAGCCAAGGCATAAAATTCTGATGTTCCCAAATCAATTTCGTCATTTAAAATCATATCTACCGGCGTAGATGTAACATCGGATTCGGAACCACCGGAAATATATAAGAAAGATGAACCTATCTGAAGAATATTATTATTTCTTATATCACCTTGTCCCGGAAAGTCCGTATCAAAAATAGGGCGAATACGAGGAGCACTGTTATTATCTTTCAATATCTTAGTCGGAAAAGTATAAAGAACGCGGGTTCCGGGGTTCATTACCATAAAACCGAGGGCTTTACGAATCTGACATTCAGTCATTCCGATTTGGGATAACTTCTTACAACAAAGGTTAGGGTGCATATCAGCCAATACGGCTCTCTGATAACCTCTATTCTTCAAAGAAAACGGTCCCCCGGCTAAGGTTGTATTATTACAAACCCATTCGGCCATATCAGAATCGGTCTTTTGTCTTATGACCTTTTCTGCTAAGGCTTGAAGATAAGGATTATTTGAGAAGACGTATTTCATTTTACCTCCGTTTTAGCACAGCCTAAACCTATTTTTTAAAATAGTCAACTTTTCTATTGACAAAGTATTTTATATAAGATATAAGATAATCGAATCCAAGAATAGCTAGTCAGTTAATAACAGTTTGACGCATGAATCATTAAACACCTACATATTATTTTTCTTAATTAGTTCCACCGAAACCTCAGTTGAATAAACTGAGGTTTTTTGCTTGACATTTACAAAAATATATCGTAGACTACCACCACTTTACACAACCTAACATACCATAACATTTAGGGAGGGATTATGGAAGTTACTGATAGAGATAAACGCATAAGCATTGAAAGCTTTGCCAAAAGGGTCGGTGTTTCTTACCAAACCATTTACCGCTATATAAAGAAGGGTTCATTAGTTCCCCGAAGAACTTTAGGAGGAAAGGTATATTTTCTACTTACAGATGTAGAACTTTTTAAAAACCATACTTCTTCAGAACCTTTAATTTTAAACGGAGAATCGACCCATGGCTCAAAACAATAAATATCCTGATATAAATTATGAGACCGTTTTTAAGATTTATTCTATAGGATTAGAGATTAAAAAAAACCCTAAGTATGTAGCCGAATCTCCATATTCAGAACCTATCAAAAAGTCTCTCAACCTTATTTTCCCACCGGTTAGTATTAACACCGGAGAAAGTTCGTCAAAGGCAGACCTTCCTACCATGACAAACTTAGACCTGAAGACAGAAATAATTAATCTGTACTGGCAAACTAAAGAATTACTTAAATCCAACGAGATAGACGATAAAGACAAAGCTTCTATCCAAAGAACGGCAACCACCCAGCTGGAGAAGCTGCTTACGTTGGCGGAGAGAGCAACAAATCTGAATCAAATGCGGGAATTTGAATCCAAAGTCTTGAAGATTCTAAAAAAGGTTCTTCCTGAACAAAGAGAAATGTTCTTAAGAGAACTCGCAGAATCGGAAAGTAGAGAAGAATTAGGTACAGAACCGGGGGCAGGGTTAGGTACAACGAAGGTTATTGAAGAGGGGAAATATAGATTATGACAGGTAATACTTTAAAACTAGCCAAGGACTTAGCAGAAGAGAAAGAAAAAATCTCCCAAAACATAACTCTTTTCCCGAATAAGGACCTTTTCAAGAATAATGCCCCGCTTCTTTGGCAAAAAGGACTTCCGGTAATACCGTTACGCCCTCGCGGCAAGGAACCGATTCCGATAAACTGGACCTCTTATAAGGACAAGATGCCGCTTCCTCAGGAACAAGACCACTGGCTAAACAATTTCCCGGACAGTAACATAGGATTGCCATTAGGACCGCAGTCGGGATGTGTTGCCATTGATATTGATACCGAGAATAAAACACTTATTAATATAATCAATGAAATCTGTGGATATTCTCCTTGGGAACGTGTCGGACAAAAGGGAAAAGTTCTCCTTTATAAATATAAAGGAGAGAAACCGTTTAAAATTAAAGACGTAGACGGTCACATGATTTGTGAATGTCTATCTTCCGGCAACCAAGTGGTTCTACCACCGTCAATACATCCCAAAACACAGAAGCCGTACGTTTGTAATCAACCGATTACAGAGGTTATACCTTATCTGAAACCTCTTCCGGAAAACCTCGAATCCATGTTAAGGAACGCTTTCCAAGATTACGGAATTACGCTGTCTCACGCAGGCTGGACCAGAACTACGGATTACGTTTCTCAGGGAAGCCGTGACGTAAAGATGACCACGATGGCAGGCTTCTATGCAAATGCAGTAACCAGAGGGGAGTTATCGCTGCTGGAAGCAATAGACCGTATGTATGTATGGAAAACCTGCTGTGTTGAGAATGTGGCCGGAGACGACATTGACATCGAGAAAGGTGTCCGCAACCTCATTCAGTTCCTGATTCAGGATGTTGTAGGCCCGAAAAATAAACCGCTTCCTCTCGGATGGGATACCGGACTTACCGAGGAACAGAAAGAAAGCTGGGGTCTTAAATTCGATGCCGAACATAACGAATGGTCAGTAGAACAACTGAAAGATTATCTCAAGACCGAGTTTGAAAAATACGAAGATGAGGGGGCTATTCAAAGGATTTCGGCCATAGAATATGTTCTACGCAGAATCAGTCGTTCTCCGCATTTAACGTCCTTAGAAATAGATACGGTCTTCACCTACATAAAACAAACTAACAGTAAAACTATTCAGGTTCCTAGCCTAAAGAAACGTCTACAGGAACTGCGACGGGGAGAACTGGAGGGAATTGACCACACGGAAATAGCCAGAGCCGTGCTGGAAGACCTGAAGAGAATAGGAGAAGTTCACTTCTGGAATGATAAATTCTGGCAGTATAAGGGCTCCAACTGGGAAGTATTGTCTGAACAGGAAATACTTTGTTTAGTAGCTAACAATTACGGGAATCTTCCTGCTGCAAGAAAGGCTCACGACCATGCCGGGGTTTTGAAAGTATTAAAGTCAATTGTCCCCCAAACTGACCTGAATAGTAGAAAAATACAGGGTGTCAATTTCGCAAACTGTTTCGTAAGCAGTGACGGAATGACCTTTCCTCACGACCCTTCCTTCGGGTGTACCTATACGCTGCCCTTCAGATATGTACCTGAACTTGTTGACCATCATCCTAGATTTGATAAGTTTCTGGAATCAATTTGGGGTATGGAACTGGATTTTGAAGCGAGAAAGAGAGCTCTTCAGGAAGCGATGTGTGCAACCTTCTTCGGAATGGGGCCCTCATTTGCCAGAGCCATTCTTCTCTATGGTATTGCAGGCTCGGGTAAATCTCAATTATTGGAAATAGTTAAACACTTACTGCCTAAGGAGGTTATTTCGTATGTAACTCCCTACAAGTTTGAAGATAAATTCGAAGTAACGGAATTATCCAAATCCCTTTTAAACATTTGTGGCGAGTTAAACGAATCGCAACCGATTCCGGGAGCAAGTTTTAAGTCGATTATTGACGGAAGTACCTTAGACGGCCAGTACAAAGGAAGACCGATATTTTCCTTTACGCCGATGGCGACGCATTGGTTTGCCAGTAACTACCTGCCAAAGACAAAGGACGTGTCGGAAGGGTTCAATAGACGATGGCTCATTCTTACATTCAACCATGCGGTTAAAAAGAAAGATAAAGTCCGCAACATTGGTGAAACAATAGTCGCTGAGGAGAGAGAGGGTATCGCCGCATGGGTTATCTCCTGCGTTAGGGAATTGGTAGAGCAAAGAGATTTTACTTTACCAAGCAGCCATCAACAGATAATCAGGGAGATGGCCAGTGAGAATGACTCAGTTTTTTTCTACCTGACCTCGGAGGAGGGACCGAGGAAGACGGAAACCGGGAGCGGCTCAGTATTGGTAAATTCTCTGTACGAAAAATACACGAGCTTTTGCTGTGCGACTATCCGTGCAAGGCCTGTGGGGTTGAGAGGCTTCTTACGGAGGCTGACCGAATTAGGCAACTTTATGGGCTTTCAAGTCGATGGCTTGATGGTGAATGGACTCACAATGGACAAGACGACGGGTGCCCGCTTGCAGAGCGACCTGTAGAATCGGTTGAGGAAAAGGAGGTTGTGGAAAAGGAGGCTGTCATATACGTTCTTGAAGGCAAGAAAGTAACCGGAGAGGTCTATAAAAAAGCCAAAAGGCTACGCAAACGAGCCGAGATTCAGGACCGGAAACGGGTAAAAAAGTATCGAGATAGAGGAATCTTTTCATAAATACGCCGAGATGAACCAAAATTGGTCAAAGTCGGTCAAA